CTTCTCTTTATAGTATTGTTTTTCTTCCATAAACTGTGTTTAATATATCCATAATACATTTATCTACATGAGTCTGATTTTTAGGCATATATAAATGTATTGGCATTTTGTTTTTGTTTAAATAGTATTTAAATAGTTTCCATTTAATTGGGAAGCTTTCATTTGGATGTCCTTTACATTCTATGATCCATCCATCTTTGAGATTAACGAAATCTGGTTTATATTTCATTGCCCTCACTACTTTAGATTTACTGCCAAATAACCATTTAGTACCTTTTTTATATGATTCAGAACATGTTGGTTCATACTCAAATTTAGGTATTAACTCAAATGAATCTGGTTCATATTCAAAATCTAACCCTGCTTCCTTTAATTTTTTATAACAATGCAATTCCAATCTACTTTGAAATTGTATACCGTCATAAAAAATCTTTTTTGCATTACGGACTTTTTTGTTTACAGGTTGAGTCATTTTTTTACGACTCTTTTTAACCTTTTTCACATTTGTTAAGTATTTCTTTTAACATTTCTTTAGTTCTAGTAATTTTATAGTTTTTTATAAAATCACTAATATCTTTTATTTTAAATTTAGTATAGTATTCTATTGGTATATAGGTATACTCTAAATTATTCATAGTAGCTAATTTTTTAGCTCCTTTTAAACCAGGTTCGTCATTATCATATAAAATTACGATTCTATTAAATCGTTCTTTTAAATTTGTCATGACATTTTCTGGTATAGGTGTGTTTTCCCCACAAGGTGCAATAGCATCATATCCTAAACGGTCTAATACCATTACATCTTTTTTACTTTTTGTTATAATTAATAATTTCCCATACTTTGGTAGTTGTTCTAATCCATGTATGTCATATAAAGTTGTACTGTTTCTAAATTTGTTTTTTCTATCTCCATATGGGCAATAGATTTGGAAACGATCAAATACTTGATATGCATATAATGGATTTTTTTTACTATAAAATAATGAGGATGGTATATCATTAGTCCAAAAAGTTAATATAGGATATACATTATGCTTCTTAAGAATTTCTCTAGTAATGAAATATTGTTCCCAATACTCATCATCTATTTCAGTAAAATTCTTTTTTTGTATTGATATTATAGTTTTAGTTTTCTTATAAGTATCACGTATATTTTCACCTTCTTTAGTAGTTATTATGTTACCTGTTTCTATATCAGACATTATTTTGTTCAATGCTTCTTGATAAGTAATATTAAATTTTTCACTTACAAATTGCACTACATTACCTGCTTTACCAGTTGCCTGATCTTTCCACATTAAATTACCACGTATGGAAGATTTAAATATACCAAAAGATGGGTGTATATCTTCTCTTAATGGAGAACGCATTACCTTACCAATTTTAAACTGGTTTCCTATGTAGAATGAGTATATATCATACTCTGTAGTCAATTTAAGGAGATCTTTTAAATCATCTACTTCTACTGAATTTTCAAAATCATACATAGGATAAAATAAATGGAGTACTTATTGCAAAGTACTCCATGGATTTATTTAGAATGGTAGATCGTCTTCAGACTGAGGTTGAGATGTATTTGTTGTTTCTGGTTCACCCTCATCTACCGCGAAAGGATTCGTTTTAGTAATAATTACATCTGCCCTACTTTTTATAATCTTATCATCAAGACTTAACTTGAGATTAGATTTTTCAATAGGTACATTCATTGATTCAATAAATGGTACGTAATTTGGGAAAGTAGTATAATTTTTATTATTATATACTATCTTACATCTAAAGAGTTTTCCTTTATAATTATCACCAATTACTGCAATTAAGCCTTTTGCTAATGCTTCAAAGGTTTCTGGTTTACCTATCTTTTTTAAAGCAGATTCATCAACGAACTTTTTGCCAATATGCATAAGTCTTTTTACAAGATTAGCTTGCTTCTTCTGTAATACCGCATCTTCGTTTGCCCTAGGCACCCATTCAGTATGTACAAAAGGTTTATTCTCTTCATTTATAAAATGAAAAGCAATAAATTCACTCTTATCTGTTTTCTCGTATACAATTGGATATGAATTATCTAGTTTACCTAATCTTAGATTTTCTTGTATTCCTGGCTCAATATAATTCAAGCCACTCTGTTCGGTTTCAATATTTATTGTTAAATCGTACATTTTCTTTTTCCTATTTGTTTAATACTTCATTAACTCTTTCCAGAAACGAATTTGCATCGTTTGGCATTTCTTGTTCCATTTCATCCTTCAGAAACATAGGTGGTGTTTTAGCTGAGGACTTGCCATCTGAATTAAGTACAATAAAATATTCTCTCTTTTTTTCTGCTGTTATTTTCATATCTGCATAGTGGACAATGGTAAAATTACTTTCTATAAGTCCTTTCCATTCTTTCATTTATGTTAACTTATACTTTCGTATAAGATCAGACTATATCTTTATATTTGAAATTGTATTTTAAACCATTTTTTCTTTTACCACTGCAATGTAAAGATACAGTAGCTATGGATATTCCTAATTGTCTAGATGTTTCAGATATTGATGGATATTCATTTATATAATTATTATTTTTATCCATTACAATAACTGCTTTTCCTTGAGATAAGGTTCTATTTAATCTAGTTTGTAATTTTCTTTCTTCTGAGTGTTTTTTACCTCTCCAAAAATTACCTATTTTTATTTTAGCTGATTCTGGCATTTTCATACCAAATCTATTCCTTTCAGCTAAATTGCATATATTATATCCTATATGTGGATCAAATGGTTTTAATAAATCTATATAGTACTGTTCTCTATTTTTTAAATCAAGATAGCTATCTACTTCTTCTAATATAGTAAAGTAAAATTTTTCTTCACTATACTTGTTCCAAGCAGATTGTAAATACTTATTATGATGCTTATTTTTTCTTAAGTTAGATACATGATCTCCTATTCTTTTATCATAATAAGCTGCAGATCCTATATAAATTTTATTATTTATAATATTTGTAATTTTATAAATAACATTTTTCTTTTTCAAATATACTGACCGTTTCCCAATAATATTATTATCAGTACTCTCTTGCGAGATAGTCGTTGAACTTTCCCTTTTGGGGCTTAGCTGCTGATTGTCCATTAAAATTGTATTTATACAACCTTATACATAAATATTGTTAGCTTGTTACCTTTTACATTAGGTAATTTCTAATTTAGTCTTTAGGATGTTCCAGCAATTAGATCAGTTTTACAAAGGCAATAACATGTCACCTTTTACCGCTATGCGTTTTTCTATGGCTCCTTCTTCTGTTTCTACCCATTCATAATGAGCAGTCATAAATATGTCTTTAGGGTATCTCTTAATGATATACATAAGTTTTCCTATTTCTTCATTATAGAAATTCCAGACATCAAAGCCTTTTTTTATTTCTCTTGCAGTTTTAAGTAGGCTGTCAACATAAGCTGAAAAACTGTCTAAAACGACAACAGTTATTTCTGGTGTTTTTGCGAATTCTATTAGCTTCTGATATGTTTCCTGCCAGTCTTTAGGAGCTGAATAATGCTTAAAATTGTTAATAAAGGGCAATGGTTTATTTTCTGCATTTATGAAACCAGTCACCTCCTGATTCATATTACGAAAAGCCATTGTTTTACCTTTACCTGACATTCCTACTATAGCAAATTGATATATTTGTCTTGCCATAGTGTTTAATTAAGTTAAAAAAGGGAACTGTAACATCACTAATAAATGAGCACAGTTCCCTTAGATGATTGCTACACTTCTACAAGGACTCCACGTCCCCATATATTACGTGCAATTTCGTACCTCTTGCCATCAATCTTAACATACTCATAACCCGTAAACGGATCAATCTTTATGTTATACTGATCAAAACCGACTTTTACGAAATTAGAGAAAACTCTTACTTTTCTCTTAGGTTTGTGTGCTACTGGAAGCTTTATTGTGAGTTCAATTCTCATGTCTTCTTGTTGTTTTTTATTTCCAGCAAAAAGATTTAATTCTTCAATAATATTATCAAAGTTTTCACTTACCTTATAATGCTTTATTCCAAAAGCTTTTTTAATCCACTGTGTTATTAGTGAATTATTCCTGATGAGTTCATATTCAGTTGATGAAGATTCATCTCCAAATATAAGTACATCATCCAAATCTAGTAAGTCTTCAATGTTTATCTTTTTTTTGGATTTACGTTCGACAAAGTTTAGTTTGTTAATTGTTTCAATCAATGTAGGCACTCTTTCTTGAGTATCTACTATAATTGCAAATTTATTTGATTTCATATTATGATTAAAAATTTAATATAGTGTAAGGATCAATTTCATCAATTCTATTATATTTCAAGTTATTTTCAAAACTTAGAAATTTTGGTTCACCCTCTCGATTCTTTAAGAAATGCATATATATCATATTTTTGACGGGTAATTTCTTAGGGCCATATTCTGCAATTCCAATAATCTCGGGTCGGTGTAATACGATCACATAATCGCTGGCTTGGAATAAAGAATCACTGCCGAAAATATCTCTTCGCATTGGATAATGCATGCTAGGATTATTTATTCGATCTTTATCTTCAATTTCTCTGTTCAGCTGGCTCAACTGTAAGATAGTAATCTTGCCATATTTTTTTCTCTCCATGAACATCTTCTGTAAGTCTGATATGATCTCTCTCTCGCTTTCAGAAGTTCTACCTTTAGTAAGTAAGGTATGATCTAATATTACTATTAGCCATTTTCCTTTCATCCATTCTAAAGATTGAAATGAGATAATTGTGTTCCTTATATCATCAACACTACCAGGACAATCTACATAATAGATAGGATAATGTTGAATCTTGTCAGCTTGTTTGAGGACTTCCTCAAATTCTACATCAGAGACTTTATATGAGTCATCTGTGTTGGAAGAACTATACAACTCTGCAGTTGTTTTATTTAATTTATATGAAAGCTTACGTCCAACTTGTTTTGAACTAAGCATTTCAAAATTAAAATTTAATACTACAAAATCTTCATGTGGATTTAGCTCAAATAAATCTGTCTCTAAACTATTGGCAAATGAAGATTTACCACTACCGCTAATACCACATATACTGTATATAGTATTAGGTTCTATACCACCCATACATTGTCTATTAAATTTGGGCCAGCGAGTTTTTAAAGACTTGATTATACCACGTCTTCTGTGATTTATATAATCAAGTATTTCTTTAGTCGCTTCTGATATATGACGTACTTCTAGAGTTTTATTCGAGTTCTGTTCCATATGCATTCTGTGCTATAGTTGCACTATTATTTACTTCATCTTCGTATGATTTCCAAGCTTCTGTTGAAAGCCATTTACTCATACGAGTCATAAATTTCATAGAGCCTTCTCTTTTTCTTTTTTCTACTTCAAATTCTAAGCATTTTAAAATATGTTTATGTTTTGCTACACTTAGATTTGTATGTATTTGATACATTTGTTTACATCCTTTTTGGTCTGTTCTTAAATAGTCTATAGTACCGTCTGTTCTAATTACACTA